AGCGCGGATGCCGGTGCGGGTGCAATGAATAAATAGAACGTCTGCGGTGGTCCTGGTATTAATCCAGAATGTGTCATCCTTATCGTATTCCCCCAGCTTCGTACTGCAGAGATTGTCCCATAACTCGTATGATGCTGACATCGACCACTCCATCAGCGCGATCACTTCGGCTGTGTCTGGCTTGCTGGTGGCAGCAGGGGGGGCAGGAGCGGCAGGTGGAGGATTGGGGGCTCCTACGGGCGCTACGGGCTCGTAATCGCCCAACTCTACCGGCGCTACCGGCGCTACAGGCGCTACAGGGGCGGGAGATCCATCGCCAGCCCCTGCCTCATCCAATCCGGGCAGCGGCACTTGCTGCATCTGGCCCCCGGCGAACTCCATCATCTGCGGTGGTCCGGGCCTACCCTGCTCGATGATCTGGGCGTCGTAGCGTTCTCGATTTATGCGGGTGATCTGCATCACGCCTTCAGCTCCCGGCCATCCTTGCACTACGGCCCTCAGGAAAAAGTGGTCGCCCCAGATCGTCTCGTCTTTGTCGCCCGACGCTGACTTAACCTTGTAATAGTGCGCGTCAGCTCCAGCATTATCGAATTTAGACTCCTCTTGGATGATCGATCCCCAGCTGTTTATCCTGATCTGGATCGTTTCGTTGTCTCTAAGTCCTGGCATCTATGTCCTCCTGTAGTTGGGTTGTTGGGTGTCCCGCAGGCCTTAAATCGTATCGACATACGAGAGCTGGATTCCGTGCTGCAGCGCCATCATCGCCCTCGCCGCGTCTTGAAGGTCAGCGCCCACTACCTCAAAAACTAGCTGCCCGAGAGCGAACCCCAGCGTGTCGCATTTTTCCGGCATAGTGCCGGGACCGCAGTCCTTGCAGATCTTTTCCAGCGCCACCTCTAGCGCCTCTATGGCGATATCCAGCGCCCGATTGTCAGCTACCATCTAGTGAGCGCTTCGGCGTATTTGCTCGTGACGATGCCTCAATGCCTCCAGCGCCCGTACTACAATTGGTATCGGTTTCTTGGCGCTGGTCTCGTAGCGAGAGATCGAGATTTTGTGAACTCCAATCTCAGCTGCTAGCTCTGCCTGTGTCAGTCCCAGCGAGAGCCGTAGCGATTTGATTTGTTTGCCATTCAATCGAATCTCCTCCTGTTAGTTGTTGACGGTCCTCCAGTTCGTCGCAGATGGCGCGTAACGTCCAACCGCGAGACCGCAGTTCCCTGATGATGCTCAACGCCTCTTGTTCGTCTGCGTTGTGGTGAAGGTGTCCTGAGGCGTCCACGTTGAACCCGTACGGAACCTCGCCAATGTTATGGGTTGGCTTGCTGGTCATGGTGTTCTCTCCTGTTATGGGTTGGCTTGATGGAATGCTTGGGCGAATCCCATTGGGGTAGCTGAACGCAACTCCTTGGTGCGCTCTGATTTGCCTCCCAACCTCTGCACCCAAGATCCCTGCTTGGTTGCCCTCTCTGGTTCTACGGGCGTTTGCTTGAGATTGGGGTTGAAGGTGCCCCATAGCGCGGTCTTCTTCGTGTACGGGTCGCCGTAATCGCAGGGGTTTAAATACATCTTTGGTTTGCCCAGCTGATCGGGGAATAATTTGCCTAGTCGCCCCACGGGGTTTTCGAGTACCCACCACTGGGGTTGGAGGGTGTCTTTGATATCGAGACAGGCTTGGATGATCTCCATACCCTCTGCTGTCCTGCCGTCAGCATCCTTGGCTCTCCAGTATTGGGCACCGCTCCCGGCAAAGTGGGTGCAAGGGGGGGCCATAAGGATCCCTTGCACCTGCCCTCGATAGCGCGAGGCTTGGGTCGCGAATGTTTGCACATCCATCCCGTCCTCGCGCTTAGGGTCCACCAGCACTACGTCGTATCCCGCTTCAGCGTACGGCTTGGCCCAGTTGCCCGTATAATCGCAGAGGCTGATGATGGTTTTCATGCGGCGACGAATACTTCGCGCTCTTCGGATTCCCACAGGCGCAGATTATAACTCAGAAATCCAAGAGGTTTGTTGTCGAGGTACAGTGTGGGGTTTGTCCAATTGCCCATGCCCACATTCCAATCTCGCATCCACTCCCGTAGCGCCGCCTTCAGTTCGTCGAATGATGCTGCCCTGAGAGTGGTGGGATCTGTGATCGGGGCATATTGCCCGAAATCGGGATTGCCAACCGTTTCTAAGTCCACCACGTACGGCGTTTTTGCCTTAACCAGATCTGCGGCGTTTCTGGCGTCCAGATTTTGCTGCTCAACATTGGCCTCTTCACCGCTGTCCAATCTGATAACTCTGGAGGTGAGCTTGATCTGGCGAGATGTTGCCTTGATTTGGAATTCCCGCGTCCTGAAGACGAACCAGATCGCGAACGGCCGTTTTGTCATCCTAGTGATCGCATAGGGGAAATCTCGTTGCAGTCGCTCTTGGTAGTCGCTGAAATTCTCATGGTCCTTCTCGTCTTGCCAGCGCCCGTAGAGAGTCGCCAACAGATCCGCGATCTCTTCAAATGCGCGCTGCAATTCCTGCTTGTCGGATAAGGTGAGCTTGCTTGTCATGGGTAATCCTCCTCTGGTTTGGGCGTGTCGAACAATATAACTCCGGCTAATCGGTTTGGCAAGCGAAAAGTTAGCCGCAATCAATCTAAGCTGTTATAGCTAGGAGCTTTGTTGGGGGGGTATCTATCCGTCTGTTGGGCGATTCCCATATTTTGCGTACAGCGTGCGATGCTTTTTTGCCCGGTGAGATGCCAGCATCGAGAGCCATTTCATTTGCCCCTTGGGGAGATCCGTGGTCTCGGCCACCGGATTGCACAGTGCCGTTTCGATTTCTATCAACGCTCGCAAATAGGCTCCTCCGTCTCCAGAGCCATCTCCATAGTACGAGACAAGTGCGCTCATGGCTCTGGAGGCTTGCGGCTTAGTCAGTTTGTAGAGTGGCATCGCTGTTTTCCTCCATCGCGGCGCGGATCAGATCGTCTAAGTCGTTCAGTGTCATTTGGACACCTCGATTCCTTTTTTAGCACGCAGGATCTCGCGCTGGTCGATCAGATACCCGTCCAAGTTTTCTAGCGTGATGGGGCCGTCCTCTTCCGCAGTGCCGCGCAAGATTTCCGCGATCTCGCCAAGCTCTTCGTCGGTGGAGTCGTGCCGCAAGTCGATCCCGTATCCCGTGTTTTGCTCATGCAGGGCCGGGTTGTGCCCATCAGCTTCGACCCACGTTTGCGCGTCCCAGACGCCACCTGATTCGGTGGTGCGGCCCTCGCAGAGTTGCTGGATTTTAAATCCTGCATCGTTGTTTGGTTTGCCTTGCCCCCACAGCCCCGGCTCAGATTGCACCCGCGCATCGATCCACTCCTGCGCAAGCGGTGCAATCTCGTCGAGCAGGTCGTTGATTTCGTGGGCAGTCAGGTGGCAGTCGACGTCGAAGCGCGTCGCTCTGCCGTTCCAGATGCGCTCGGGTATGCCATTTCCGATTTCGCCGCTGTAATCTGCGCTGAGGTTGCCGCTGTCGAGATCAAGCTCAACGTACGATGGCTGAGCAGTGACCTGACCGCCATACTGCGCGTATAGCGGGTGCAGTGTGTCGGTGCTGACGTGATCGATAGTGATTTTGGTTTTTGTGGTCATGGGTAATCCTCCTCGGTTTGCAAAATGTCTTCAATCGATTTTGTTGCCGCAGCGGCAGCGGCGCTTAACTTGATAGGCACCTCAAATCCATCCAACAGCATGGTCATAACATCGTGCGTTGGCAGGTAGTTAGTCATAGCGTATTGCGCCGATTGCCCGTCAGACATGGTGCCCACCAGCATATACAGGTTGGAGTCGTTATTCCATGACCTCGCGCCGGTGTATATCTCCACGATATCGATCTGGGCAGCGCTGCCGGGGCAAGTGTCAGCGGCATCGCTCTGGCATACTGTCGCGCAGGGTGCCGTCCAGTCGACGCCGCAGGGCCATGTCTGCCAATCAAGCGCATCTGCCATATCCTCTTGGGTCAGAGGACGAAACCGAGCATCGTATTTTTTGTCGTGGCCTGTCTCTACGGTGTAGGAGCTGCGGTAATCGGCTACTATCTCCTCTGCGTGGGGCTGGATCGAGTCCAGCATCCGGTCCACTGTCGCAGCGCAACCCCGTCGGGGGAGAGGGATCTCGTATTTTTGGAGCACGCCCCGGCACAAGGCGGCAGCATGTGCCTCGTCATAGATCGTGCCGCCGTTAAAATCGTGGCCCGCGCTAAGGGTGCCGCTCCGCAAATCGATCTGGATACTGGTGACGGTCGCCGGTGATTCTGGCCGAATCAGTTTAATGTTTGTCATGGGTAATCCTCCTCTGGTTTGGGTGTGCTGGCAAGATAGCTCAGGCTAACCGGTTTGTCAAGCGAAAAGTTAACCGCAATCAATCTAATCCAATCAGTTCAATCCAATCCAATCAATCGGATCAATCGGATCACTACACAGCCAGCCAGCACCAGGCACCCAGCACCCAGCACCAGGCACCCGGCGCCCCCCATTATAATAGTGCAACCATAAATTAACACTTGACAACTGCACTTGGTGCCTGTATTATTAACACAAGTTAACTCACACACCCAACAAAGGGGGTAACTAAGGATGAGCACAAACAGTGTTAAAATATGGGAAGGTGCCGATATTTTCGCGGCGTTGACGGGTTTGACAAAGATGAGCAAAAACAAAAAAACCGGTGCCATGTTGGGCGTCTCGATATTGCCGCTAGCGGAAAAACCGTCGGATTCCATTAAACACAAAAATGATGGACCGCAATGCGGTGGATGTGCATTGGCTGCTCATACGCCGGGGCCATGGTCGTGCTACGTCAACCCAGTGGGGTTAAACAGTGTTTGGGGAGCGACAGTTGCCGTTGCGATTGCTCAAAAAACTTGGAGATACGCTGAGTATTCCGGCAAGAAAACAATTAGCAAGATGGTAGATAAGTTTTTACAGCTCAGTCCAGTGCCGATACGTTTGGGAACATATGGTGATCCGGCTCTATTGCCGTTGCGATTGCTCAAAAAACTTGTTAGGGGTAGAAAATACACGGGCTATACCCACCAGTGGGAGACATGTTCGCCGGAATACTCAGCGTATCTCATGGCCTCGATCGATCATAGCAACAACAAAGCCGATGCGATTGCCTTGGGCTACCGAACATACAGAATCCTAGGCGAGTTAGATACGCTGGATTCAGATGAGATCATGTGTCCTCACGATAGTCATGGCGTGCAGTGTGCCGATTGCCGTTTGTGTAGCGGAAACGGCGTCGAGGCGAAAAATATTGCAGTACGAATATCAGGACCGCCAAACAAGGTCAGCCAGTATAACACCAAGGGGGGTTGATCATGGAAACAACATTAGACATTACGCCAACGTGGAAATCGGCCATGAGAATTTATCTTGAGTTATGGCCGAATTTAGACGCCGAGGGACAACAAGGGGCATTGAAGGAAATGCTCCGCTGTGCTGATTTTGCCGATAAATACGTTGATTTGATTAAAGAGAACACCTAAATACCCCCCCAACAAAGGGCCCTAGCTTGTGAGTGCTAGGGCCCTTTTTGACCTAGGTACTAGTACCTAGGTCAGTACCTAGTACCTAGTACCTAGTACCTAGTACCTAGTACTAGCCTAGTACTAGCCTAGTACTAGCCTAGTACTAGGTACTTGCCTAGCACATATCCCTAGCACATATCATATCTTTTCTTATTTCTTATGTCGTAAGTTGTAGTGTACATTTGAGCCCCATAGCCCCATAGCCCCAGATACGGCGGTACGGCTGAGGAACGGTTGGTGACGATTGGTGACGACGGTTGGTGACGGTTGCTGCTGCTGGCACTCTACCCCGGCCACAATCGTTCCGATGTCTCTTTACTACCCCCCGTGCCCATTGTACCGAGTCTGCGGCGGCGCCGGCGCCTTACCCCTGATTGCTCTCAGGGCTCTTCTAATGCCCCGTACGGGCTCGACAGCATGGCGCCTAGGTTATTCTATTCCCAAACTCCATGGCCGTTGTGCCATGTTTGCGGGCATTCTAAGCGATTGGAGGGGTTGGAGGGGTTCGAGTAGATCGGGCAGGGTTGCTCTTGCTCTTGCCAGCCACAAGATGTAGTGGCCGAGCAACTGGAGACCACAAGATGTAGTGGTTGAGCGGCCGCGGAGGTGACCCGACCGGCGCCGGCGCTCTGGCGCTCGAACCCGAATATCACCACGTCTATATCATGCTGCCCTCGGGTTTGTCTTGTTGCTGGTCTAGTTTCTAAGTTGGCGGCGACCCGCTTGGGGGGGGTGTGTTTATATGCGTGGGTGCGGCCCAGAATTTTTGGGTTGTACAATAGCGTTTATTTGCGGCGGTTTTTTTTGGGCAATGTACAAGGGGGAGTGTGCTTGCCCTATTTTTGTGATAAAGTTACTATTGGGTTGTGCGGGATGGGTTTCGATTGCTCATTCGCACTGGGTTTTCCTCCTTTGCCGGGGGGGGCTTGGTAAAGCACCGTGGTCCCTCTCGGTATTTTTTCTATTGTTGTGGTGATGGGATTGGCTGAAGAGCAGTTGCTGGCTGGCTGGGTATTGGAGTTGAGGTTGCGGTATGGGCAGCATATCCAGGCAGCTAAACCTTTGTTTGATGAGATTGACGAGAAATCGGTAAAGCGTTTAAGCCAACAGGCCCAGTCTAATTTAAACACATATTCCCCTGGGACGAGGTATGTGGAGGTGAGGGCAGAGTTGCTTAAGCGGGTTTGTGGTATTGCCCAGGGGGCGTTGGATGGTGATGGAATATACTACTGATAACTGGTCGTATGAGCGCTGGCCGAATTTCCGTCCAGCAGAGCTGGCTTGCAGTGAGACTGGGGTATGCGATATGTCTCCGCAGTTTATGGATCGCGTTCAGAAGTTGCGTAACGAGCTTGGTCCGTTGCGGATTACGTCGGGGTATCGTTCGCCGCAGCATCCGGTGGAGTTGAAGAAGGATGTTCCTGGGGCGCATACATATGGGCGGGCGGTGGATGTGGCGCTAGCCGGGGCAGCGGCGTATGAGTTGTTGGCCTTGGCGGCAAAGTTAGGGTTTACCGGTATTGGCATTCAGCAGCGTGGGGACGGGCGTTTTGTGCATCTGGATGATTTGGGGGCGGAGTTTCATGCTCCGCGTCCGTGGGTATGGAGTTACTGATGAAGCTACGCGACCAACATTCGGAGGCGATTCAGATGATGATACTGGATCGTTATTCCCGCCATCGCCAATCCCAGCAGATTGCGGACCAGCTCAAGGTCACCAAGAACACGATTAATGTGTGGAAACGGGATGCGGACTTTAAGCGTGAGTATAAGCGGCAGTTAGAGATATACCGCAATGATTTTGACGATATTCGTCTTGCTGACCGTAAGGAGCGGGTGCGGGTGTTGTCGGATATGTTTGAGCATATCCCCGAACCTCGGGTAGCGCTGCGTCTCAAGGTGCTGGATCAGATCCGTATTGAGGTTGGTGATGATCGCATCAAGGTGGAGCATACTCATGAGTTGGTTGGTCCTAATATTCCTCCACGCGCAGAGACTTATGAGGAGTGGCTTGTTCAGAATAAGACTATGGAGATCTCCAACGCTGAGTTGATCGAGGCCACATGACCTGGAAACCCCAACCCGGACCACAGGAAAAGGCGATTCGTGCCAGTTTCGTGGACGAGTTGTTCTTTGGTGGTTCGCGTGGGGGCGGCAAGAGCGAGTTTCTGCTGGGGGATTTCGCTTCGGACGTAAAGCAGCATGGGGAGCATTGGCGTGGGGTGCTGTTTCGCCGCACCTACCCTGAGCTCGATGAGCTGGTGGAGCGCTCCAGGGTCATTTATCACGAACTTTTTCCCGGTGCTGAGTACAAGGTCGGTTCCCATACTTGGCAGTTTCCCAACGGGGCCAGTCTCAAGCTGCGGCATATCGAGTCGGAGATCGATGCTGATCATTACCAGGGTCATCAGTATACCTGGATCGGCTGGGACGAGCTGACTTCATGGTCGGATCTCAAGCCTTATCATCGACTTAAAGCTTGTCTGCGGTCGGCCCATGACATCCCCAGTAAGCGTATTAGAAGTACTGGAAATCCCGGCGGTCCCGGCCATAACGCCGTTAAGCGTTACTTTATTGATGCCGGGGAAGAGGGTCATCTGGTTACTGGTGCGGATAATATGCAGCGCATGTATATCCGTTCCCTGCTCAGTGATAACCGCATTTTGCTGGAAAACGATCCGCAGTACATCGAACGCCTTAAGTCGGTAGGTGACGAGCAACTTGTCCGCGCCTGGCTAGAGGGGGATTGGGACGCTATTGTCGGAGCCTTTTTCGGCTTGTGGAACAACGACCGTATCGCCGTTCCCAGTTTTCAGGTGCCGTCGCACTGGCCGTTGTTCGGAGCGCTGGATTACGGCGAGGCCGCACCTACCAGTTTCGGTCTTTACAGCGTTGATCACGATGACAACGTCTATCGGTTGAGTGAATACTACCGCGCCAACGCTACCGCCTCGCAGCACGCGCAAAATATCAATGAACTCATAGACGGTTCTCCCTTTACTGACGGACGGCGACCATCGGTGATCTATGCCGATCCGTCGATCTTCGTTAAGCGCCGGCTCACTGAAGTGATGAATCATTCCCCCGCTGACGTTTTCGGGGAGCATGGCCTGTGGCTCACCAGGGCCAATAATGACCGCGTTAACGGCTGGCGCGTGATCAACGATGCGCTGCTCAACGAGCGTTTCTATTGTTTTGCTGGCTGGAACGATAATCTGATGCGGACGCTGCCGTCGCTGCCACGCGCTGCGGCTAACCCGGAAGATCTCGACACTAAGGCCGAAGATCATGCCGCCGATGAACTCAGATACGCCATGATGCACGTCTACAAACCGTTTCGCATCGAGTCCAGTAACCCCGCTGGAACAGCGCAGGAACTGCTGGATCAGTTGAGCAGTAACGTCAAAAATCGCAAAAGCCGCTACCAAACGGCATAACCAGGAGTAGAATGATGAAATTTAATGGCACCCCCGCCCCGACGAGAAGTAAGAGCAGCAAACCGGCACGAAGGGCAAAACCAGCCCCCGTCAACGCTGATATTTTGGGTAAAAAGGGGAAAAAGTAATGCCCAAGGTGGGAGGCAAGCATTACTCCTATACGCCGCAAGGCTACGCCGCCGCCGAACGTGCCGCCAAACGCAGCGGTAAGAAGGTGACGCGCAAAAACAACAGCAAAGGATTTAACGGTACGCCGAAGCCTAAATGAAGAAGAAGGAAATAGATTTCTGGTCAGGCTGTATTGAAAACAGCCAAAGCTACATGCGTGAGCGCCACAAGGTGTGGAAACGCCTGTTGCGGGCCTATGAGATGGATATGGAGATCGGGTCGCTGCCAGCTGATCAGGTGGTGCGGGTGTCGCGCTTCTATCCATTGTCGCGGCAGATCATCGCCTCGATCTCTTTTCGCTACCCGCATATGTTTTTCCATGTCGAAGAGCCAGATTACGAGTTCGCCGCCGATATTCTCGAGCGCGTGGCAAACGCCGCGCTGGAGCAGATGAATACCAAGGCCGAGGTGCAGCAATGTATCTTCGATGCGTTGTTCTGCAACGTTGGCTGGCTCAAATGTGGCTACAACCCTCCTGGTGATGACGATTTAGTCGCGCCTTATACCATTAACGACGCGCTGTCGAATGATTTTCCCTACATCCACCGCGTTAATCCCTTCAACGTCTTTGTCGATCCGCTGACTCCGCCGCATAAACTCTCCCATGCGCGGTTTATGATTGAAAAGATGCTGGTGCCGCTGGAATACGTGAAAAAGGACGAGCGTTTCGTTAACCGCCGCCAGATCCAGCCTTCGGACGGTAGCGAAGAATTGGCAGACGGTTTTCTCAAGGAGTTGTCCGGTATCGATACCGCCGGCGAAAAAGAAGCGCTCAACCAGGCCAAAAGCATGGGCGAGATGACGGTGCTGTACGAGATTCATGACCGCATGAATCGCCGTCGCTACACCTTTGCGCCTGGTGTCGAAGACCCGATAGAGGATGTCGAGCATCCAATGCGGGCGATGCAGCCGGTGATGGAACAGGATCCGTTTACCGGTGAAATGCTGATGACCGGCGAGTACGAACCGGAAGAGGGTTTTCTGGTGCAGGGGGGATTTCCCTACATCCCCCTCAAATTCGATCAAAGCCAGGGATCGTTCTACGGCCAGCCGCCGATGGCGTATGCCGAGGATCTGCAGAAGCTCATCGTTGAGTCGGTATCGCGCCGTGCCGATCTGCTCAAGCGCTACCCGCGTATTCTGCTGGGATCGCGGCGTGAGCGCGACAACAACGCCGATATCGCCCAGACACTGGAAACCGGTAAGGATGGCGAGATTATCTGGGTCGATGACGTTAACCAGAGCTTCAGGGAATTGAGTTGGGGGGCGCTGCCGCAGGATCAACTGGGGCTGGAACGCGATGCTGCCACTTACGAGGAGCAGAGCCTGCAGGTGTCGCAGATGGCGATGGGTGGCGGTCCCAGACGCACTGCTACCGAAGCCTCGCTGATTGCCTCGTTCGGCCAGCTCAACCGCGAGTGGATGCAGGACAAGGTCGCCGTTCTCTACCGCACGGTAGTGCAGAACACCTTACGAATGATGGCCGATCAGCGTTATCTGCCTGATGAATTTTTGATCAATGTCGCCCATGATGAAGCCGAACCGGTCTACGAAGCGGTAACTGCTGATATGCTCAGGGTGCGTTACAAGGTGGATATCGAAACCGGCACTATGGCTCCGCTGACCGAACAACTCGAACGCGAAGATGCGCTGGCGCTGTTCAATTACACCTCGCAACTGCCCGAAATTGACCGCAACGAGGCGATCAAGGGATTGCTCAAGGCGTTCAAGGTGTCTGACCCGGATAAATACTTCAAGAAGCCGGTGTCGGTGGAGACACAGAAGCTGGCGAGTATGGAAAACGTCATGTATTTCCTGCGCGGCTATCAGTCGAATGTACTGCCAGATGAAAAGCATCAGGAGCATCTGGAAATACATAAACAGATCCAGACCATAGCGGAATTCCAACAACTGCTGCCGGCGCAGCAGCAACAGGTGCTTGAAGTGACGCAGCAGCATATGCAGCAGCATCAGCAGTTTCTGCAGCAGATGGCCCAGGCCCAGGGACAGCCGGGGCAGCAACAGGCTGCGGGCCGTATCCCCGGCGTGCGCGAACGCAGCGGCAGAGAAGGCGATATTGTTTCTTTAGTGCGGTCGCAGGCGCAGGAAATGTCACAGGAAGTGCAACGTGCCCCAGGACAGAACTAGAGGGTTATGATTTTTCATGATTTTGAATGTCCGCAATGCGGACAAGAGCAGATCGATGTGGTCTTCGATCACAGCTCCCAGGTGAGTTCCACCGTGCCTTGTGAGTGTGGCGGCGAGGCTTCGATGCTCTGGGGCCGCACCAATATGATTCATAGCAGCCATTCTGGCATGTATGGCAAATACCATGTCGGGTTTGGTGAGGTGGTGCGCGATTATAATCACAAGCAGCAGTTGTTGAAGAAATACAATTGCATCGAATCTGCAGATCCGGTAGGCGGCAGTCGCTGTCATCGCAACAGTGAGCTGTCCGCGCCCAAACCAACTCTCGACGGGCCGCAAGCGGCCTTCGGCACCACCCCCGAAGCGGCAGTAGCCGCCGCCGAAAAGAATCTGGAGCAAAATAATGACTGAAACAGTGGTGAATGTAGACTCCGTAAGTGACGGTGGGACACCTGATTCGGGCGCAGCGGAAACAACGACCTCGACTGACAATGAGGTGACGCTGTTCCCCGATGCTACCCCGGACTCAGCTCCTAACGCCGTTAATGGACACTCTGCCGCCGCATCTGTAGTACCGGACAATGTCGATCTGCTGAGAACACCGGTAGACGAGTTGCCCGAAAACCTGCAGCCTCTGGCTCCACTGGCGAAGAATCTGCAGGCTGAGTTTACCCGTACGCAACAGGATTTGCGTGAGCGCGAAGCGCAGTTGACTCAGCGTGAGTCGCAGATACTGGAGCAGAACAAGCAGGCGCAGAGCCACCAGCAGCAATGGGCAGATCGAGTGCAGCAAAGCGTCTATCCGCAGACCGATCCGGTGCAGGAGATGCGCCAGAGTCTGACGGAGGATGAAAATCACGCTATCGATACGGTGCAGGCTATTGTTCAGCACCAGGTCGGTAGCGAGTTGCAGACGCTGCGCGGTGATCTGGATGCCTTGAGGCAGGAAAATCAGCGACTGAAGTCGGGATATTCAGGGGTGCATAATTATGTTACTGAGCAGGTGCAGCATCGCACGCGGGGGGCGGTAGCCGAAGCCATTAACAAATATGGTGAGGATGTACGTAACTACGGACCTCAGATACTGCACATGCTCAAGGGCGATGCCCCGCCCAACCCGTTGACCGGTAAATCGTATACGGTGACGCAGGCGTATGAACAGATCACCGGAAAAACGGCGCAACAGGCAGCGGGGTTGCGCCAGGCTGATAGACAAGCTCGACGCACCAGCAAGCGGGCGGTTGCAGCTAACGCTTCAGTGGATACATCTGAAGATGCAGGACCATTAAGCGAAGCAGAAGTTTTGAATCAGATGCAGGCTTTGGGATTTGAATAAACCTAAAAAAACAAGGAGTTAAGTAACGTGGCATCTACATCTACCACAGAAACGTGGGATGCAGCTTGGACCTTGACGCTTAGGGCTCACCGAAAACGTCTCACGGATAATTTTTTCGATTCTTACCCAACCTTAAACAGCTTACGGCAAGGTAACGCTCTCGAAGTCGAGAGCGGCGGGAAGGAAATTCAGGAGGATCTCCTCTACGGTGGCAATACGGCTGAGTTTTTCTCCGGTTATGACGTACTCAACACGGATAGCGTTGACGGCATAACTGCGGCGTTTTTTCCGTGGCGTTATTGCGCCGTGCCGATCACCATATCGATGACGGAGGAGCAGGAGAACAAGAAATCCGATGCTGCCATGAAGCTGTTGGCGGCGAAGACGGAACAGTCGGTGTTGACTATGTCTGACCAGATCAACAATGCGTTGTATTCGGCACAGACCGGCAAGTCGATCCTGGGATTCCAGGACATTGTTGCTGATGCTCCGTCGAGCAGCCCCACCACGCTGGGCGGCATTACCGTCAGTGGTAATAGTTGGTGGCAGAACAAGGCCAACAACGCTACCGCTGATGAAGCGTTCCAGACCATCACCAACACCAATTTCTACAAAGGCATGTTGCGGATGGCGACAACGTGGACCGATACCTCCGAAGGTAACCAGGAACCCACGGCGATCTTTACTACCGCCGCGATTTATTCCGATTACGAGGAGATTTTCGAGGGGACCGGCTACCAGCGCTTGTCCAGCAAGGACAAGCCGGGTGTTGATGGTCGTTTGCCGGCGTTCCGTGGCATTCCGGTGCAGTACGACCGTGATTGCGGTACCGGCAGGATGTATTTCCTCAATACTCAGTATCTCAAGCTGAAACTGCAGAAGGGTATGGAGTTTTCTAATACCGATTTCCGTGAACCCGCCAATCAGATGGCGAAAACGGCGTTTGTAATCGTCGGGTTGCAGCTCACCACCAACAACCGTCGTCGTCAAGGTGTTATCTACAACATCAACGACTAATTTTACCCATCCGAGCCTCAAGCCAATGAGGCTTTAGAGCCTAGAAACGGGCGAAGGAGAGAACAATGGCAACATTTCGTAATTCCAACTTCGGTACCAATCGCATTGGTGGCGAAGGTCTTGGCAGTAAAGCCGGCCAGGGCATTTATGCTGAGTCGTCTACGCCGCGTTATGACATTGGCGAGAAGCTCGATCTGGCTGATGGGCGCATATTCCGCTATTGCTATACTGCTGGCTCTATCAGCCGCGGTTTGCTGGTGTCGCAGGATGTATCGGCTACGGCCATCATTGAGAGTGACGGCAAGCTCACCGCCGCCTCTGCTGGTGCAACTGATGTAACCTATACCGACTCTGG